TATTCAGCCGCACCATTTAAGTTCTCTGCGGTTTCTTCATCGCCTTCTTCCCAACCTTCAAAAACAGACATAAGCCTGTCATCATACAAAGCGGCGTGTAAGGTGTTCATTATTGTAAAAATTAGTGGATCACCAGTAGCATTAGGATCACGCTTTTGGTTGTTGTATAGCTTTAACTGCAATAATCTTTTTGAAATTTTGGACTTTTGATTATCCCAAGCAATAAGGTACTCTGCTTGAACCTGTTTAATAAGGTCTGTGAAAAAGTCTTTATCATAACCCTCTGGAGTTTGGGTATCTGTAGATGTTAAGTTTTCTTTAGTTTCCTTCTTACTTCTTGGCATCTTCTTCTTCCTTTAGTTCCTCAAGGGTTTTGGCTTTGTTTGGGTCTTCCATAGCCTCAACCAAATTAGTACCCAACTCAATCTCAGCTTCTTCTTGCTCAGTGCCCTTATATTCAGGGTCTTTCTTTCTGATGATTGTTTCAATGGTAGTTTCAGCCATGTTCTTCATTAACAAGGTAATTTTGGCAATATCACCCATTCTTATTGGGTCACCTTCTTCAGGACTGATTGTGTTGTAAGTTTGATAGAACTGGTTGGAATCTTTATCAAAAATAATGTACTGAAACATTCTCTTTTCAAACGCTAAAAAACCAACTTGCTGAACCATATAGTGATAGCCCTTATACTCAGTAATCAACATAATGGTTAATTGACTCATTGGAGCTGGTTGCATTAACTCTTTTTGGGCTTTTTCTAAACTCTTTTTAATTTGATTTTCTTTTTTCTTGTGCGGCATATTTTAGGAACTCCTTATCTGTCATAAATTCAACATCCTTTTCTTCTTCTTCTGGGAACATGATGTCTTGGATGGCTAGACAGCCGCTTGATGGAGCACTACCTTCCCCTGCGTGTAGGTCGGTTACTTTAACTTTGATAATAAGTTCAACTTCAGAACCTAGTTTTAGCTCCTTTAATTCAGGGAACACCTTTGAGTCTATGTAGAATGTTGGCTTAGATGACATTGTTTCCATCATGTTTATATTTTACATCATTTTAAGAATCAAGTCTGTACCAAACATTCACATCCTCACCAGTTTGGTAGAAGATCATCAAACCAAGCATCAAACTCATTGCGTACATTCTCCATGAGGTAGCGTTCACCAAAATGCCTTACCATGTATCTTCTTAAATCGGGCTCAAACTCACCTGCCATTATGTCATTGGCACGGTTCACAAAGTCCTTAAAAGTGTTGCATCTGTATCCATTCACGCCGTTTTGTATGGTCTCTGGAAAGCAACCAAAATTAGTTGTTAATACTGGTGTACCTGAAAGGTTTGCTTCAACTGTAGCCCCACCAAAAGGCTCAAGGTACATAGTTGGATATAAGAATAGTTTAGCTTTAGCCATTAACTCCTTGCGTTTATTAAGATCAGCGTACCCTACTGGCTCAATGTACTGCTTGTATTCATCAATAACATCAAGCTCACCCTGCCCTGCAACCAATAATTTATGTCCTGTGGCTTTTGCTAGTTCAATGGCAATATGTATCCCCTTCATTGGGATTATTCTGCCAAGATATAACATGTAGTCTTCTTTTTTCTGAGTATTATCAAAATCTTTAGCATCAAAGTAATTAGGAATCACACGGTCATAGAATTGACCAAGACCAGTTTTACCGCCCTCTAGCTTCTGGCTTGTACCATCCTTCCACTCAATAGATGATTGTGGGTTAGCACCTGATATTAAGTTTCTTATAAACTCAGATTCAAATGCCCTGAACTTGGCTATGGTATTAACATAACCAATACCTGTTTCAACAGAGAGGGGTAATCTAACCTGTTCATATACACGCTTGTGGTAGATGCCCTGAGTTAGGCATAGAAAATCATAAAATCGCTTTCTAGCGTTTATTTCAGTAATCATGGTATCAAGTACCCTGTCATGTAGTGCTTGAGCTTTTGGATTATCATTAAACCTCTTAAACCTAAAACCGCCTTCTTTTGTCCAGTCATAACCTAAACCTTCATCATTACCTTCATCACCCCAAGCATCTCTAATGTCTTTTAATGTGTGTGTTTGTATAAATTCGGTACAAGGAGCGTCAGAACCCTCAGCACCGTATAGGTAAACCTGATGTCCTAGTGAGAGCATCATTTTGCAAAACTTAACTATTTTTTGTGTATAGGCACAAGAATTATATTTTTCTGAAACTGGTAAATGAACCAGTGATAATACATGTAGTTTTTTCATAGTCGGTAGTATCCATGACCAGCTATTCTGTAACCGCTCATGAACTCAGGCATGTCCTCTGATACCTGTAAATTTATACCTAAGGACTCATCAACCATCTCTTTAGTTATGGTGTGTGGGTGACCATCATGAGGTGGTGTATTTAGCCACTCAAAGATGCGTACTGCGTTTCCAAGTCTCTTAACGGTATCAAGTACCTCTATTGGGTTTTGGACATGTTGTAGGACATTGTAGAGCCAAACCTCATCAAACTTTTTATCAAACTCAGCTAGTTCAGCCATACTCTCAGAGTAGAAAATATCAGAAGCGGTATAGCGTTCTTTAACCCATTTAGGTGCTTTTTCAAGAATAGGGTCAACTACTACACAATAATTACCTTTGTTTATACATTTAAGTAAAAGGGAAACAACACCGCCACCTAAGTCACAAATGTTTTTACCTTGTATATCAATACCAACCTTTGCATCCTTAACATCTGCCTTTAGGCTCATGTATTTAATAATCTGCATCTGTTTTACTTCCTCAATGAAAGTGTTGGTACAGTTGCCCCACCAGTTAGACTCCCACTTATTTACTTCCTGCCAGTCATTTAAGCTAAACTCTGGTTTAACTTCTGGCTCTTGAATGTCCTCATTCATGTATATTCTCCAGTAACTTTTTACTACGCTCTTTTATTTCATCCTCATCATTCATGCCAGTGTATTCTTTTTGAGCGGATTGAGTTAAAGCATGTGCAATAAGCTCGGCTAAATGCCTTATGTTGGCTCTGCCTTCCTCATCATTCAGGGAATCCCTAGCAACAACAAAGAAGTCTTCATACTTAAAACCATCCTTTGTGAAGAAGAAGCCAAACACCTCACCCTCACGCTCATTTATTTTGCTTATTATTTTATTTGTGGGTTGTGCGTTCATGTTGCTCCTCTACTAAAATTTGTTGCGTTATTTCTTGCTGGGATTCATTATCATTCAAAAGCATTATAGATTTTCCTATCTCAACACGGTAAGGAACACCATCAGTGACAACTGCGGTAATCCTTCCAAATGTGTGTTTCCTAAGCTCCAAGATGAATGCCATCTCAAAAGCTGAAACCTGCATAGTATGAACCTTCTCAATTAAGCCTTTGCGTTTATCATTGGACAGAATATCAGTCATATCTAGTATTATAGTATAAGTGGCATCGCACTACCAGCGTAAGGGTCAAGCGTTGGTGTGCTTTGCTCAATTGAATTACCCCATTTTGGCTTTTCCATCTCAAAGAATCTTGGTTGATCAATAAGAGCCCTACCTAAGTTCTCCATCATGTGATCATCTTTATCCTGAGGCTTTTCTGATCTACTTCTTTTGTCTGCGGCTTTACCTTCCCACTCTTGGTATTGCCAGTGCTCCATTTCCCAAATAGTACGCAAACAGGTATCAAATATGAAAAGCTCTGGTGCTTTGAGGAAAGTACCATCCCCTGCTTCCCTGTAGTCTAGTGCGTCATGGATAACTTGAATTGCATGGGTTCTGTTTTTTGACGCTGGTAAATATGAAAGACCAAGAGCATATAGGTTTTTGGCTAATGACTTCTTAGTGTGTTGATCCTCAATGAATGCTGATGGGTCAATACGCCTATCAATCATGCGGTATTGGGAATCCTTTGCTTTAATTCTTTGAGCTAGTTCTTGAGTAGTGGCTTCTGTGTAAAGTTCATCAACCACAATTTTAGTACCCTTCCTATCTACGGCTAACCATAAACAAGCGTCTGGGTTTCTGGGGTGTGTATCAAGTCGCTGGTACACACAATAATCTTCAAATGTAATCTTAAAGGGCTTTATTACATGCACCCTTTTGTTAAATTCTTTGAACACAAGTCCTGTTAAGTGCTGAAACTTTCCATATACTCTTGCCTGTATATCCTCAGCAGAATAGTTGGCAATCATTCTCTCAATATCTGAGTGGTGCAGTATTCCTCTAACACCGTGCTCAATACAATTATCTTCTATGTTCGCCTGTACAAGTCCTACAGAGCGTTTTAATTCATCAAGTATGTTATCCATATAGGTTATACCTCTCTTTTATAAAAGCCCGTGTTTTTTGACACTCAATGTTGTCACATCAACAAACACTAAAACACCTATGGGTTAAGCATAGTGCTCAGTATCCTTGTGAGTCACATATTCATCATAGAAATATGCACTACCCTTTAGGGGTGTGAATCCCACAATAATGATACCGCCACGCCTCATTCTTGAGATAGTAGCCTTAAATATGGATTCAGGGCACGGCTCATCAATGAAGGCAAAACCCAAGTTGGCTGATTCAAACTCTTTAACATCCTGCTCTGTGGACATAACATCAAATTCAAACCCTGTGGTTGTTTTCCACCTGTAGTCATAACTCTTTTTTTCTTTTGAGGTCTCATACTGGCTTAGTGGAAACCATTTTTTGAACTCAGGAATTATAGCCTCAGTGATTGTTGTCGGGTCTGAGATAATACGCCCCTTCTTGATGTATGGAAACTCATTGAATAGTGGGTAGTTAAACCATTTATTCTTGGGTTCAAACAGGATATTGGCTAGAATGTTAGTCATTCCTGCTGTTTTACCCACACCGTTTCCTGCAATCAATAAATTTATAAAGTGCTGGTTACTCCCTACCATCTGGATAAACTTTTCTAGTTTACCGTTTGGTGTGTAGTAACGGTATTTCTCATACTTTTTTCTGTAAGCTAACAGTGCTCTGGCTTCTTCAGGTGTTGGCTTAATCATTCATCATGTCCTCTAGCTCCTCATCAGACATGCTCTTAAACTTTTCAATGATTGAGTGTTCATGCTTTTCAGGAGCAAACCTACCTTTCATCTTACTGTATATCTCAATGGCTGTGTTTTTGGCTTTAAGGTCAATATATTGGGTGACATTGTAGAGTAAGTGTTTATCTACTACCTGATCATTAAGACCTGCTTCATCTATGAGGGTTGTAATGTACTGGCAAATGTTAGGTTTAGTTAAGTTTTCTGAAGCAATAACTTTTGCAGTATTCTTGTCTAAAATCTCATATCCAGCAAGGATAACAGCCTGTGTACCAGTCATGAATGGGTGTATAAAAAACTCACAAAATCTTTTTTCTTTTTCGGTTAGGGTATGTTCCTGATTATCTAATCCAGTAAATGTAAACTTCTTTGATACTCCCTTGCGTTTGGCTAATGCTTTTTTAGGTATCTTTACTTCTTTTGGTGGTTCTAATAGTTTGTGTACTTTCTTCTTAGGCATGGCTTAATTATAGTATATTATTGGATTATTAACATCAAAGAACGCCTGAGCAAATGCTGGTGGTGTAATAGCCCTGAATGAAGCGTCATTATCTACCTGAAAATTTCTTAACTGTGGAATCTTACTCTGTGCTGATTTATGTAAACAAGCCATAGAGGGTTTACCTCTGCTGGGTCTCACATAAAGCTCTGGTATCTTTGGGCATGTATCCCATGTGAACTTTTTAACTGGTTTATTAAATTCTCCCCATATATTTGTCTTCTTAGTCCAACCATCACCAAACTCATAAGGCTGGAATGAGAACTTAGGAGCTCCAAGAAACTTTGATAAGTGTCCTATTGGATTCTCCAGAGCCCAAAATATAGGTTTTGTAGCTTTAATTATATCTAAACAAGCATTAACAATAACAAGTGCGGAGTCAAAATCATGACCTATGTTGTGATTGCGTACCATAGAAAACTCAGTGCAAGGTGGTGCCGCAAGTATTCCACAAACATCTTCCATGTAAACCGTCATCATCTCGCCTGTATTTCCTGTGAACAATAGTGTTTGGTGTTGTTCACCTATCTCTGTTTGGGTTACATCATAATCTGGTAATGTAATGGTTTTTACATCATAACCAGCATTTTTATATGGTAGAGCCCAACTTCCTGTACCACCACATAAGTCTAAAATAACATTTCTCATAACTTAACATTAAACCTTTCAAGGTAATCACAATGAGGGCAA